TCAATGGTTTTGTTTTGAACTTATATAGGCACCTTCCCCGTCTGGGAAGGCGAGTCAAAGAAATTTCCTATATTATAACAAATATTAAGGAAAAAATCGCCGAGGGGCGGTCATGTGCGGATTTCCTCCCTTCTCCTGCGCCTTGGAGCAATTTTGTAAAAATAATTTTACACCCCCCTTGCATTTTTGCTTTCCGTTTGTTATTATATTTAAGTCATATGGTTGAGAAAACCTGAGACACAGGGGCATAGCGCAATTGATAGAGCAACGGTCTCCAAAACCGTAGGTTGGGGGTTTGAGTCCCTCTGCCCCTGCCAATTTGGCCCAATAGCTCAGCTGGATAGAGCACTTGACTACGAATCAAGGTGTCGGGAGTTCGAATCTCTCTTGGGTCACCATACCATTCAAATTCGAACTCTTTACTCTTACAGGATTCTGCAGGAGTGGGAGTTCGTTTTTGTAATTATACTGAATTTCAATGTAGTCATCATAGACTATCACGCAGCGGACGAGCGATGAGAGCAGGATGCTCTTGTACTTGTCCGCTGTTTTTATTTTCTGGGCGATTGAGTAAAAGAAAAATTCAATATGCTTTTCCGTCAGCTTTGACTTACCGGATAATAATTCTTCGCGAGAAATGGCCTCATTTAGCTCTGTGAGGCGTTTCTCATACTCTTTAATATGATTTGTTATGGTGACGGAGATAAGGCCGCTCTCGACCGCCTGCACGCAATTTTTAAGCTTTTTATTTATCTCTGCCGCCTGATTCTTCAGAGATTGAACGGTCAGGGATTCTTTTTGCCTCTTCTGCGCTTCGACTGCCTGCCGGGCGATTGCATGCACAGCTTCCTTACTGGACAAGATTCTGGTGGTAACAGAGCAAACAAGCTCTTCCAGTTTATCGGCTCTGATGTTCCTGGCTGTGCATCCGTCTTTCTTCAGGTGCTTCGTACAGGCATAGTAGTAATAGGTATTTTTGTACTTCGACGTGCCGGATGTGCCGACCATGTTAGAACCACACTGGCCGCAGAAAAGTTTTCCGGTTAGAAGGAAATTTTCACTGCATACTTTCACATGATTATTCTTCCTGTACTGCAAGGTCTTCTGTACGGCTTCGAAGGTCTTTCTGTCAATGATTGCAGGAATAGCGTTCTCTTTCCGGATGTGGTTCCAGGTATAAGTGCCAATATACTTTTCATTCCGAAGAATGGTAGTTAGACTGCTTTTTCCAAAGGGACGGCCGGTTGATGTGCGACAGTTGGCGGCATTCAGCTCATTGATGATTCCGGTAGGCGTGCGGCCATCCAACACCATCTGATAAATCCGCCTGACTATCTGCGCTCCGGCTTCATCAATGACCAGGTGATGATCTGCATCCAGCTTATAGCCTAACGGAACAAGGCCGCCTGACCACTTGCATTCCAGAGCATTTTCCGTCATCCCTCTCATTACATTTTCGGCCAGCTCGGCGCTGTAGTATTCAGCCATTCCTTCTATGACAGATTCAAGCAGAATGCCGGATGGATCGTCAGCAATATTTTCCATGGCACTGACAACATGCACACCATATTTTTTCAATTTATGCTTGTATTTGGCCGAATCGTATCTATTCCTGGCAAAGCGGTTCAGCTTGTATACCAGGACAACGTCAAAAGCTTGCGTGGCGGCTGCCTGAATCATCATCTGGAACTCCGGGCGCTGGTCTGACCTTCCGGTCATTGCGCGGTCTGCATATGTGTGAACGATGACCATATTATTCCGGCGGGCATAGTCTTCACAGACACGAATCTGGCCTTTAATCGATTCCTCACGCTGACGATCCGAAGAATAGCGGACATATAAAACGGCCTTGACTGGTGCTGTGGTCTCTTTTTTAGGCATAAGAAAAGCCTCCTAACTGGGTAAAATGGAGGCTGATTTGGTATAATAGAATAGTAATCAGCCTCACAGGGTAATAGATTACAACCGGCCACAAGCTCTGCAAAGCTTCGTGACCACTAGCCTCATCCATACGCCAATATGGATGGGGCTTTTTATTGTTTCAAGCATATTCGAACGATTTCAAGCAGATGAAAAATGAAATCCGCTTTTTATCCGATAAACACGGAACTTTTACCATTTTTCCGACGTTTGAAAATCGTAGGGAATCGTTTCAAGTAGTTTCAAGCAGGTAGAAAGGTGTTATTCTTCCTGATCTCTGACTTTATACACATGGATATAGTTTTCAGGAAGTGCTGGCGCAATTCCCTTTTCTATGATGGTGGCAATCAGATCCTTCTTCAATCCTTTAGTGGGTAGACCGGCATCAGCAAGGATTTTCTGCAATTCCGGTTTATGCAGTTTTTTCAGCTCAGTTTCATTGGAAACGTCAACAAGGCGGGCATAATTTCCTGGATCCACAAAATCCCTGATGAAATCTTCCCTTGTGTAGCCATCCGGCTTTTCCTTGTATAAGGATTCATAGGAAATGCCGCCAATATACGTCTTTGCTTCATAAATGACTGTTTTTACAAACATATCTTGAGATGGTTTATACAAGGATTTAACGGTAGGAGCGGTTAATTCTTTCATGGTGTACAGCATGATCTGAGCACAGGCTTTAGCATCTGACAAGGAATCATGATGGTCCAGTTCAATATTCAAATAGTCACAGATTGTATTCAGCTTATGGTTAGGCAGATCCCTGTAAGTAAATCTGGCGCTTTGCAGAGAATCAGCAAAAAGCAGAGGGCGGTCCAGTGAAATACCTTCTACCAATGCGGCGTGCAGCAGGCAGCCCATATCAAACTGAGCATTATGCGCTACCAGAACATATCCTTTGATGAAGTCATGGAAAGTGGATTCATAATATTCTTTAAACGTGGGAGCTGTGCGGACCATATCCCATGTGATTCCATTGATCCGTGTGTTTGTGAATTTAGTTTCCGGCGGCTTAATCAAAGAAGTGATACTGTCCATAATCTGGCCATGGTCAACTTTAACGGCTGAAATGCTACAGATTGAATAAGGTTGGGCATTGGCCGTTTCCACATCGAACGCCACGAAGCTGTCAATGGGTACACGGTATTGATTGGTTACCGGTAAATGCATCCTGGCAAATCCGTGGGATTCAGGAAGCCTGTAAGCATCCAAAAATTCTGAATAGAATGGAGCTTCTGCTTCCAGCTCAGCTTCCTGCTTTTTCTTTTTATTATGCCTGTAATACCATACCGCAAAGATTATAACGATTAAAATCAGACCACCCATAATTCCACCTTAATCCCCTTTCTTCAGCTGGATAAACTGCGTTGGAACTCCACGGCATCTTGCCAAATCATATAGAGAGCAGTCTCCATGATCTGCAAGGTATTCATCATTCAGAAGCAATTCCACAGCAAATTGATTGGCCACATGCTCTACCCTGCTGGCGTTAATGCTCATTGTGTATGTTTTCAGCCATTGCGTATTATCATCCGGAGTGCAAAGCGCATGCCCTAATTCATGTGCACAGACGAAGTTCAGTAAGTCAGAAGGCGTGCGCTTGTCATCGATGATAATGAACTTCGATCTTTTATATTTCAGGTAATTCCCTAGTTTGCCGCCTAAATCTCCATATATGATATGGATGTTTCTAGCCTCCGCCAGTGCAAACGGATCATCAGTTTTATATCGGTGGATCAGCTGGCGAACCTTCCGCTGTATTTCCATACTATTCAATCCTTCCGGTACTTTTTAGGCGTATATTTCTTCTTGGCCATCTTCTTGGCCTGGATCATGGCGGCCTTAATGGTGGCAGTGAATGCTTCAATGTCTTCAATGTCGGCGCCATCTTCATAGGCCGCGAAGGATACGGAGTTCATCATGTCTTCCAAATCGGATTCAATTTCACGTTCATCGCTGGCTGTAAGTTCCAAATCATTATCCTGCTTATCCCAACCCATGAGATAAGCCGTGGAAGTTCCTAAAGCTTTTGCAAAACTATCTAATGTAGAAATTGCGACATTGCTAATATTCCCTGCTTCGTAGCGCTGAACAGTTCCTTCACTTAGCCCAACTTTATTGGCTAATTCAAGAAGTGTCATGTTCTTTTCTTTTCTGACAGCCTTTATCCTTGCACCAATTTGTCGGTTAATTATATCTTTATCCATGATTTGCACCTCCCTGAAAAGATATTATCATAAATTTGTACAACGTGCAAGAAAACGTGCAAACAAGTCAATAAATCTTGCATTATATGCTTGACAATTTAATATCCATAGGTTATTCTAATCGTAGAAAACTTGCATGGTATGCAAGTTAAAAAGGAGGTGATACTTATGAATCGGCAAAAGCTTAAAGGAAAACTCTATGAGGAAAATAAAACCTACAAGGATTTAGCAGACGTTCTTGGCAAGTCGGTAACGACTGTATCCAACAAAATGAATGGAGCAAGCGAATTTGATTGTGCCGAAGCTTGCATAATCAGTAAATGGCTTGCGCTTTCTCCCAAAGAAAGTATCGAAATTTTTTTGTTCTAAAACTTGTATAGTATGCAAGAAATTGAGCTATATAGCAGGTTTTTAAGGAAGTGAGCAGTAATGACAGAGTTACTTGATTACATCGCAAGATACGTCAATGAGCATGAGGCTGAATACCAGGAATGGCTAAAAGAGCAAAGGAGTGAGCAGGATGACAAGAGAAGAACTTTGGAAGCTGCAGAGCATTCAACATAAATTGGAAAGGCTCCGCCAGAGGGAACTTGCCGATTCCGGTGATACTTTCAAATCCATCATCTGGCGCAGCCAGTCTCACGGTGAAGTCGTTGCTTATGACAATGCGCTGAGACTCATTCATGAATTTCTGAAAGGCGAAATCATGAAAACAAATGGCGAGTACTTCGATTATTACCCCTATAAGGAGGATGAGCTCGATGAGGATTAAATGGAAGAAAATTATGGGCACGCTGGCCATTCCAGCAGCCATTGCGGCCGGGACTTATGCTTATGAGCCGCCCGCAGAGCTCATCGAATACCACGTTGAAGCAGACAGGGGAGATACCATTTGGAGCCTCTGCGCCAAAGTAGCTAGTGACGAGGACTGCATGGAAGAGCTGGTGTATCAGACCATGCAAGAAAACCACATCACGGATCCAAGAAACCTTCAGCCTGGTACTGAGCTGGTGATTCGTGTGAAGGCAGCCCGGGAATTGTAATGAAAGGAGGCGAGAAAAACGCTTAAATTTACTGCAACGTGTGACGGCTTGAATAAGAGCCATTACATTATCAAATCTGAAAAAGGCGGAGAACTTACCATCACAGCCATTCATAATGCCATCGTAAACGAATTTGGCGGCGGCTACTGGGTGCTTCTTCTGAATTGCAACGATGACAAGTAGGTGGGAAGAATCTCGGAAATTGAATATGCAGAAGCAAACGAAAAGTATTTTGAATAGAAAAAGGGCTCTGATGTGTACGAGACATCAAAGCCCAGTGCGGAAAGTGCCTACCTTCCGCCTCTATTTTACCACAACAAGGGAGGCTTAATAATGACTGAAAAATTTTTCGAAGCACACGGGGTTAAGAAAGAGCCCATGAAGGGAGGACTTGCATGTCTTCTGAATTTTCCCATTCCCGACTGGGCTGTTAAAAAGAAGAAGGATGGGACGATAGAGCCGAAGCTCTGGGACTTATTCGAAGCACTGCAGTATGCAGTAAGTTTTGTTCCATTCTATTCCCGAGGCAAGCATGCCGGTGAGCCCAACTGGCAAAAAGAAAGCGAAAGAACCATGTTCAAGACCCTGGATGAAGCAGAAGCGTTCATGAAGAGCATGGTCGGAAAGGCAGAAAACCAATGGATAAGTGGGAAGGAGCTTGAAAACTGAAATGATTACAATCAACGAACTGCAAGTAGAGAACCTGAAAAGAATCAAGGCTGTAAAGCTGGAACCGAGTGCTTCGGGTCTTACAGTCATCGGCGGGAAGAACGGACAAGGCAAGACCTCCGTGCTGGATGCTATTGCATGGGCTCTGGGCGGCGAGAAATTCCGCCCGACGAATCCAAAGAGGGATGGGGCACTAACTCCTCCGAATCTCCATGTGGCGCTTTCCAATGGCATAATCGTGGAAAGGAAGGGCATCAATGGCAGTCTGAAGGTCATCGACCCTACAGGAAAGAAGTCGGGCCAGCGGCTGCTGGATGAATTCATCAGCAAGCTGGCGCTGAACCTTCCGGCTTTCCTTCATGCTTCGGAGGCGGAGAAATCAAAGGCCCTGCTCCAGATCATCGGCGTGGGAGACAAACTGACAGTACTGGACCGCAAGGAAGAACAGCTTTACAACCAGCGCCAGGAAGTGGGCCGCATTGCTGACCGGAAGAAGAAAGCCGCTGAAGAAATGCCTTTCTATCCCAATATGCCTACTGAACCGGTCAGCGTGTCCGATCTGCTGAAGGAACATCAGGATATCCTGGCAAGGAATGGTGAAAATGAACGGAAACGCAGAAATGCCAGAGACATGCAGGAGCGCTTCATGAGGGCTGAGAGCAACTATAAGGCGGCCATGGAAGCACTGAAGGCGGCAGAGGATACACTGCGCAAGGCCAGGGCGGATGCCGAAGTGGCTGCGAAATCAGCACAGGATCTGCAGGATGAAAGCACGACGGAGCTGGAGGAGAACCTTCGCAATGTGGAAGTGATGAACGAGAAAATCCGGGCCAATACTGCCAAGGAAGGGTCCTCCCTGGAAGCTGACAACCTCCAGCAGGAATATAAGGACCTTACAAAACAGATTGAGACTGTCCGGTCTAATCGCGCCGACCTTCTGAAAGAAGCAGACCTGCCGCTCCCGGAGCTTTCCGTGAAGGATGGGCATCTGCTTTACAAGGGGGAACCCTGGGACGGCATGTCCGGAGCGGAACAGTTGAAGGTAGCAGTGGCTATCATCCGGAAACTGAATCCGGAATGCGGATTCGTATTGATGGATAAGCTGGAACAGATGGATACGTATACTCTCAAGGAATTTGGTAAATGGCTGGAAGAAGAAGGTCTGCAGGTCATCGCCACACGGGTGTCTACGGGCGATGAATGCAGCATCATCATCGAAGACGGCATGGTAAAGGATGATGAATCCGCAGTCAAGCCGCAGGCGTCCAAATTTGTGAAAGGAGTGTTTTAAATGAACATCATGAAAGGGATCATCAGTCGGCCGGTCAAAGGCTGCGTGTACGGCGTCGAAGGTATCGGCAAAAGTACCTTTGCCGGAAAGTGGCCGGATCCGCTTTTCCTTGACCTGGACGGCGGTACTTCAAGATTGGACGTGAACCGTGTATCGGATATTCAGTCCTGGCCTCAGCTCATGGAAGACGTAAAGGAAGTCTATTCCAATCCTTCCTTGTGCCGTACGCTCGTTATTGATACGGCGGATGCGGCGGAACGGCTTTGCATTGAGTACATCTGCGGGAAGTACGGGAAGAAAGGGATCGAAGACTTCGGATACGGCAGCGGCTATACATATCTAGTAGAAGAGTTCTCCCGCTTCCTGGTTCTTTTAGAAACCTGCATCGCTCAGGGAATCAATGTCTGCATCCTGGCACACGCTATTTTAAAGACGGTGACACTTCCGGATGAGATGGGGCAGTATGACCACTGGGAATTAAAACTTTCCAGCAAGACGACGAACAAGGTCGCTCCGCTGGTGAAGGAATGGGCAGATCTTCTGCTCTTCGCCAACTATGAAACTATCCTGATCACGGACGATGCAAGCAAGAAGCAGAAGGCGCAGGGCGGAAAGCGTGTGATGTGGACGACGCATACTACTTTTGCTGATGCGAAGAATCGATTTGACCTTCCGGACAAGCTGCCTTTTGATTACAGCTATATCGCAAAGTGCATTCCTGACGCCAGCAAGCCTCTTACAGAAAGTATCCCCGCTGCTCGAGATGAATTCGCAAAAAAGGAACCTGCTGAAAAACCGCTTAAAAAGACCGTAGAAGCGTCCGCAGAACCTGAACCTGTAATCACTCAGGAAAATGCGCCGGGCGCACAGGTGCCCGCAAACAGGCCAGCCCTTGCCAAAGTTTATGCGCTGATGAAACAGGGAAACATCCCGGAAGAGGATATTGTCCGGGCGGTAAGTATGAAGGGGTATTTCCCGCCGAACATGAAGATCAGTGATTACCCGGATGATTTCATTGACGGAGTCCTTGTTGGGGCATGGGATCAGATCAAATCATTTATTAAAGAAAACATGAAAGTACCATTTTAAGACGAAAGGAAAGATATCATGGAACAGAATGCATTCGCACGTTTTGGAGAAGCACACGCAGACACATCCGATAAGGCTCTTGACTGGGACAGTGAGGTCGTAGACAGCGGGGAATCCTTCGTCATCCTCCCTCCCGGAACCTATGATTTCACGGTGAAAAAGCTGGAGAGAAAGCACTATGCCGGAGGGGCAAAGATGCCTCCCTGCCCGCAGGCGCAGCTGACATTGACCGTTCACGGCGGGGATAAAGGAGAAGCGCATACCATCACGAATCTTTTCTTAACACAGAAGCAGGCCTGGAAACTGGCGCAGTTCTTTGTGTCGCTGGGGCTGGCGGAACCGGGCGGAAAGCTTCAGATGGACTGGAACAAAGTCATCGGATCATCAGGCAGGCTGGAACTTGCCAATAGAGAATATAACGGAAAATTATACAACGATGTAAGCCGGTTCCTTCCCCCGGAAAAGGCACCCGCCGGTGCCACGGGCGGGTATAATGCCGGGACGTTCTGATCATGGAACTTCGGCCGTATCAGAAAGAAGCCGTGCGCGCCGTTGAAGGGGAATGGGAGCAGGGGCATAACAAGACCCTGCTCGTCATGCCTACGGGCGTAGGAAAGACCGTCGTCTTCGCCCATGTGGCAAAGAACGAGGTTAGGAACGGCTCAAAAGTGTTAATCCTTGCCCATCGGGCTGAGTTGCTGACGCAGGCACAGGACAAGATCAAGTCGGCCACCGGCCTGATATGCGCAAAAGAAAAAGCGGATGAAACGAGCCTGGACAGCTGGTACCGGGTGGTGGTCGGGTCCGTGCAGACGATGATGAGAGAAAAACGCTTACAGAAATTTGCACCGGATGCGTTCGGGACCATCATCATTGACGAGGCACACCACTGTCTGTCATCAAGCTATCAAAAGGTACTCAGCCACTTTCCAGAGGCAAGAGTCCTGGGCGTAACCGCTACACCGGAACGGAACAATCTGCAATGCCTGGGAGAATACTTTGACAGTCTGGCTTATGAGTATACGCTGCCGCAGGCGGTCGTGGATGGGTACCTATGCAAGATCAAAGCGCAGACCATCCCCCTACAGCTGGACCTGACCGGCGTGAAGATGTCAGCAGGGGACTATTCGGCAGGAGGACTGGGCACGGCGCTGGACCCGTATCTGGAACAGATTGCCGTTGAAATGAAGAAATACTGCGTCGACAGGAAAACAGTCGTCTTCCTCCCGCTGGTAGCCACGGCAAAGAAATTCAAGGCGATCCTTACGCACCACGGATTCCATGCGGCGGAGGTCAACGGCGACAGCAAGGACAGAGAACAGACGCTAAAGGATTTCGAAGCTGGGAAATATAACGTCCTCTGCAACGCCATGCTTCTTACGGAAGGATGGGACTGTCCCTCCGTCGACTGCGTGGTCATGCTTCGGCCGACGAAGATCCGAGCCCTGTACTGCCAGTGTATCGGACGGGGCACAAGATTGTCCCCGGGGAAGAAGGACCTGCTTATCCTGGACTTCCTCTGGAATACGGCAAGGCATGACCTATGCCGGCCAGCGTCGCTGATCTGCAAGTCAAAAGATGTGGCGGACCGTGTGACGAAGGACCTCGAAGAGTCCGGAGAGGCTGCTGATCTGGAAGAAGCGGAGCAGAAGGCCGCGGAAGAAGTTATCATCGAGCGGGAAGAAGCACTGGCGGAACAGCTCAAGTCAATGAAAGCCCGGAAACGGAAGCTTGTAGATCCCTTGCAGTTCGAGATAAGCATCCAGGCGGATGACCTCTCAGGCTACGTTCCGTCTTTCGGATGGGAAATGGCACCCGCCAGCGAAAAGCAGCTGAAGGCTCTTGAACAGTACGGAATCTTCCCCGATCAGATTGAAAATTCGGGGAAGGCCGCACTGCTTCTGAACCGGCTCGCCAAGCGGAGAAGCGCCGGCTTATCGACGCCGAAACAGATTCGCTTCCTGGAAAACAGAGGTTTCCAGCATGTGGGCACCTGGGGATTCGATGCGGCGAACAGCATGATTTCCCGGATTGCCCATAACCGGTGGATGGCGCCGAAGGACATCCGTCCGGCGTCTTATGTACCGGAACCGGATCTTTTTATACCTGATGGGGGAGTCTTATGACGAAAGGAAATTTTGATCTGAGAGGCCCGCTTGCTTATATCGCTCCATCCACTTGCAGTTACACCGAGTGGCTGCAAGTGGGCATGGCTCTTTCCCATGAAGGCTATCCATGCAGCGTGTGGGAAGAGTGGTCCCGGGATGATCCTTCCCGATATCACGAGGGGGAGTGCGCAAGGAAATGGCAGTCTTTCCGAGAAGATGCTTCAACGATCGTCACGGGAGCCACCATCACGCAGATAGCCAAAGCCAGTGGCTGGACGCCGAAGGCAAAAGCACAGGGCCCGGACCGTGCCTTGAACTGGGACGATGAAATATCGACGGACGTCCAGATCATAGACCGCCATTATCTGGAGGCGGAAAAGGAAATCAAGGAACCTGACAGCTGGGACCAGATCGGGGATATGATTACTTACCTCGATACGGTTTTTCAGCCGGAAGATATCGTATCCCTGTCCATGCAGTCTTATGAAAAAGACGGCCGGATGGTACCTTCCGTAGGAGATGCCGGCATGACAGCCGGGTACTACATCGAGCAGCTCAAGAAATACCGGCTGAAAGCGCAGACCGGCGCGATATCGGTCAATGACGCCATCGGGTACGCTCTGGGGGATTACAACCCGGAGGCCGGCGCTTGGATCCGCTTTAATCCCTTCGATGGGCAGGGCGTGAAGAACGCCAATGTTGCAGATTTCCGATATACCCTGGTGGAGTCGGACGCTATGGAGCCGGGACTTCAGGAAACCCTGATCCGTGAGCTGGAGCTCCCGGTGGTGGCTCTTGTCTTCTCCGGAAAGAAGTCCGTCCACGCCGTTGTCCACATCAATGCGGGAAGCTTGGAAGAATACAAGAAGCGCGTCCAGAAACTGTATGAGATCTGCAAAAAGAACGGTCTCAAGGTGGACGATAATGACCGAAACCCTTCCAGGCTGTCCCGCCTTCCCGGGGTCTACCGGAACGGACACAAGCAGTTCCTTATGGCAACCAACATCGGGAAGAAGAATTACGCCGAATGGCTGGAATGGGTGGAGGGACTCAACGACGATCTTCCGGATCCGGAGAGTTTGTCCAGCGTGTGGGACAATATGCCCGACCTGGCACCGGCTTTGATTGAAGGGGTGCTCAGAATGGGCCATAAACTGCTTTTAGCGGGCCCATCAAAAGCAGGTAAGTCATTTGCCCTTATTGAGCTCTGCGTAGCCATAGCGGAGGGGGTGAAGTGGTTACAGACGTTTCAGTGCCGTAGGGGCAATGTACTCTACTGCAACCTGGAGCTGGACCGGGCGTCCTGCCTGCACCGTTTCAAGGATGTGTATACGGCGCTGGGCATTGCTCCGGAGCATCTACAGAATATTGATATATGGAACCTTCGAGGACAGGCGATTCCCATGGATAAGCTGGCGCCCAAGCTGATCCGCAGGGCGCAGAAGAAGAATTACACAGCGGTCATCATCGATCCGATCTACAAGGTCATCACCGGCGATGAAAACAGCGCCGATCAGATGGCGCATTTCTGCAACCAGTTCGACAAGATCGCTACCGAGCTTCACAGCGCCGTGATCTACTGCCATCACCATTCCAAAGGGGGGCAGGGCATGAAACGATCCGTGGACCGGTCCTCCGGTTCCGGGGTCTTCGCCAGAGATCCGGATGCCATTCTGGACATGATCCCGCTTGTGGTGACAGATGAGAAGAAGACGCCTTTCGACAGAGAGTCGGACAGGGCAGCCGGCATCAAGTCAAAGCCGACCGCTTTCCGCATCACCGGCACGCTCCGCGAATTCCCGGCATTCGAACCGGTAAATGTATGGTTCCAGTATCCCATCCATGTGCCGGATGAGGCAGGCTTCCTGAACATGGCTATGGAAGAAGGCAGTCTGGCAGACATCCAGGCCAAAGGGCGGGAAGCAGGGAACCTGGTAAAGAAAGCGAAAAAGGAAAGCCGCGTGGCCCAGGTAGATACGGCGTATGAAACCCTGTCTATAGGAGATGAGCCGGTGACTATTGCAGCTATGGCTGAATACTTCGACGTCTCTGAAAAAACGGTAAGAGGATACGTCTTGAAAAATGGTAAATATCAATGTGCTGAAGGCAAAATTTACCCCAAAGAATAGTCTCTAATATTCGCCTAATATCGGGAAAAACCAGTTTATATATATAGGAATTTCCCTAAAGAAAAACCGAGGGATGTAGGGGAAAGGGTGTGGCGAGAAGCTGCGCCACACACCCTTCCCTACCTCCATCCCTTTAGTAAAAATGTCAGAAGATAAGGAGAAAATAACATGAGAAAATTTGAAGTTGTGAAAAACTGTCCATTTCCAGTGAAGCTGCCGAAGAGAAGTACTGCCGGCAGTGCGGGATATGATTTCTTTGCAGCATACCCGTTTTCTATCGGGACAGGGCAGACAGTATTTGTTAAGACGTGGGTAAAGGCAAAGATACCCAAATACACCGTCCTTTTGCTTTTTGAACGTTCATCATGGGGATTCAAGAAACAGGTCTCAATCCCTAATTCAGTAGGAGTGATTGATTCAGACTACTATGGAAATGCAGCCAATGACGGTAATATTGCCTTTGCTTTTACGAATCATGGAAGTGAACCCCTTGATGTGAAAGTTGGAGATAAAATCGGACAGGGAATTTTTCTTACTTTCCTTCTGACGGACGATGACGAAGCAGATGGAGGGCGTGTTGGAGGTATGGGAAGCACAGGTGATTGACTATGGTAAAGAGACCAGCAAAGAAACATCTTCAGAGCATCCCGATTGAAGCCATGCAGTCAGTCTCCGTGCCATGTGATGACAAGTTTCACACGAAAGATTCCAACAGACCGCATCTGCAGATGCAGTTCGTAAATTCCGCTGCCCATGATGAGAAAATGGTGCAGGAGCTTTACTGGGATGCAATTAAAGACGCCAGAAAGGGATACATAGAGCCGCAGGAGGTCATCACATTAAAAGATGCCATTGAATATGCAAAGCTCCTTCTAACAATTGTGATTGTGAGCGGGTTTGGGGTAGATGGGTCGATTGATGCAATTATCTATGCAAGCAATAAGGCATCATTCAAAGCGGTTAAAGTGAAATGAAAGGAGGCGCAGAAATGAATATCAGACATCAAAATTATTACACATGGCGAGGGCGTGAATGCAGGAAGATTATCGAGGAACTGACTGCCGGCAGCCGGGGACCGGAAGGATACTATATTGGAAACATCGTGAAGTATCTCTACCGCTACAAATGGAAGAATGGCATTGAAGATTTGAAGAAAGCGGAAGAGTATCTCCATCTGCTGATCGCATATAACGTGGAAAACGATCGTATCCGCCAGAGTGTTATGGAAAGGAAATTATGGAAAGGAAATAGGTAATGGAATTCATTGTGGAAGGGGATCCAGTCGGGAAGCAGCGTCCGCGTTTCAACGGGAGAACAAGAACAACATACACGCCCCGTAAAACAAAACACTATGAGACGCTGATCAGGAAGGCATATGAAGACACCGGAGGAAGCATACTGGATGGATATATTTCACTGTCGCTTGATGTGTATTTTGCAATTCCGAAATCTTACACAAAAGAAAAGCGGCTTGCTTGCGAGCACAATATCAACCGGCCGGATAAGAAGCCGGATATTGATAACATTTTAAAAATCGTCCTGGATGGTTTGAATGGCGTTGCTTACGCGGATGACAAGCAAGTCATAGAAGTGCGGTGCAGGAAATTCTATTCGGTGTCTTCCGGGTATCTGAAAGTTTCAGTGAGTGAGGTTAAAGCGTAACAGGGGGTTATTTATGTCAAAGGAAGGTCTTAATCATCATGTTGCACAGCATCCGGACCCGACATATGAAGCAGTACTTCATAATGTGCGCCAGGAAGCAAAGGAGAAACGGAAGGAGGCAAGTCAGAAAGGGTTCAGGTGCATATGCAGCATCCGGAAATACATCAGAGAAAACGGGTTCGAGCTGGCTGATCATCTTGTGATTCGCGACGTTGAAACGAAGTGTATCTATAAATCTCAGGTGCCGGACAGCAAAAGAGCAAGATAGGGGGGATATGCATGGTAATGTTCGTGACTGGTTTGTTCTTCGGAGCAACGATCGGAGTCATTGCAATCTGCATCATCATTGCAGGAGACGAAAGGCGGATGAGTTGATGACAGATTGCAAAATACAGGAAGTAAAAGAATATCTGAAACGCGTGAGGTATCAGAAAGGTGTCGTTAATTCTCTGAATGAACACCTCGAACAGCTCAGAATGGAAATCTATTCGGTGAAGGGGTATGTGCTGACTGAGAAAGTACAGTCAAGCAATCATGCATCGCTGGATGATCTCATCTGCCGTCTGGAGTCTGAAGAGTCAGAGGTCAATGAAGCTCTTGGAACTCTCATCGAGTATCGCAGGCAGGCGAAGGAACTGATCCGCTGCGAAGAAGATGAACGAATCAAAAGTGTACTGCTTTCGTATTACATTTTATGCGCTGATTCGTGGAATGAAGTGGCAGCTAAAATGGGATATGACGTAAGACAGGTGTTCCGGCTTCGGGATCAGGGCCTTGAAGATCTGACAGAATATTTCAATAAAACATGTCAGTGAATGTCAGTCGATAGAAGTATTATTATATAGATGTAGGAATTGGGTTAGATATGCCATGTTCCTCATCTCCTTAAGAAAGCACGTACCGAAAGGCGCGTGCTTTTTACATGGGCGTTTCGTACAGAGGGAAGTACACCGGTCTCTAAAACCGGAAAGGTGGGCTCAAGACCTGCAACGCCTGCCATTCATTCTATTACCCCATAGGAAGTGAAAACCCCCATGCTTTTTTCATGCCCCTACTGTGGACGGATGCACCCGGCTGGGTACGTTTGCCCAAAGAAGCCGAAGCACAAGTGGTATCGCAAAGTAAGAGGACAGAACGAAAGATTCAGAAGTTCAGCAGCATGGCAGAAGAAAAGGATTGAAGTCCTTGAACGTGATCACTACCTTTGCCGCATCTGCTTTGAGGATGATCATGTTATCAACAATACAGGGCTTCAGATTCATCACATCACATCACTTGATAGAGACTTTGAGCAGAGACTTGATACAAATAATTTAATTACATTGTGTCCAAAACATCATGAAGAAGCAGAACACGGCATCATTCCTGCCGACCGGCTCCGCGAGCTGGCGAAAATGTCCCCCCGGCTTCCGAAATTTGAGAGTTGACAATGGTCCTAGACCACATTGCCCTACCTCAATTTACACAAACTTTGATTTCTCAAGCGTTTTTTGGAAGGATTTATAATGCCAAACTATAAAATCACTCAGACAAAACTAAATAGAATGGCGAAAGAGATGCTTGAAACGGCCGATGCCTATGGGATGACTGATGACTACCTATTCATGACAACCTTCCGGAGATATACAACGCAGGTTGCGCTTGCGGAAGAGCTGCAGAAGAGCCTGGAAAAGGACGGCGTCCTTGTTACAAAGGAATATGTAAAAGGCCGGGCCAATATTTACACCCATCCCGGTATCAATTCCTATAACAGAGTGACCGACAGTGCAAACAAGACAGCACAGGCATTAAGTAAGATGCTGGAAGATGCCAGGAATAAAAAAGAAGAGGATCCTAAGAACAAGGCCATGCAGGATCCTTTACTGAAGGCCTTAAAGGGCTGACGTGGCATGCCCAGTGAGTACATTAAGAACCATCCTGCCTATCGCTATGCCAAAGCTATTGTTTCCGGAGATTTCACAAGCATGGCCATCATTCCGGAAATAAAGGATATATATAAGCCTCCCACCTACGTCATCAAGCAATGCCGTGACTTCTTACAGGTTGCAGACGGGGAAAATCCTGATTTCTGCATCAATGAGCACAAATGCCGGCAGATTGACGGGCTTCTGAAGCTCTTAATCATGCCGCGCGGTCTGCAATTCGGTAAACCACTCTATGAATGCACGGTCAGCTATCAATGGCTGTTCTATGTAGCCGTTCTGGCTGAAGTGTATCGCTCTGATCCGGAAAAACGGCGCTATGAACGTGCGGTCCTTGAAATCTGCAGAAAAAATTTCAAGACCTACACGGTAGCGACCATTTTCATCATCCTTTTTCTTACGGAACCTCCATTTTCACAGTTTTTCAGTGTGGCACCGGACCGGGCACTGTCAAAAGAGGTCAAGGAAGCCATACAGAATACGCTGTCGGTTTCCCCTCTTGTCTACTATGACATGCATGGATTGAAGCGGTTCAAGCTGCTTCGTGACTGCATCAAGTGCACACTGACACAGACCACCTACACGCCTCTGGCTTATGCCGCAAACAGGTTTGATGGCCGTCTGCCGAACGTCTTCCTAGCCGATGAAGTTGGCGCTCTTCCAAATAACAGCGCAATTGAGGCCATGGCATCCGGACAGCTGAACATCAAAAACAAGCTGGGCTGCATCATTTCTACCAAATATCCCAAAGTAAATAACCCATTTGAATCAGAAGTCGCTTATTCGAAGCGTGTCCTTGACGGACAGGTGGAGGATCAGGCGATTTTTTCGTTGCTGTATGAACCGGATCCGGAAATTGCCAAGGAATGGATTACTAATCCATTGGCAATGGCCCAGGGAAATCCTGCAGGCATCGAGATTCAGGAAATTTGGGATGATTTGAAGAAAAAGCATGCCAGGGCGCTGAACATTGAAGCCACAAAGACGAATTTCCTCACGAAGCACTGCAACATTATGGCATCCGGCACATATGACGGAGAATCCTACATTTCATTGGAGGATTTGCGTCGCGGAAAGGTTAAAGGCATCGACCTGCATGGCCGTGATGTCTATGTAGGCGTTGACCTTTCCATGACAAACGATAATACGGCAGTCAGTGTGATTTCCTACGATGCCAAAGCCGATGTGGTTGACTGCATCCCCATGGTTTTCATTCCGGCGGACAGGATTGAGGAAAAGACCAGGGCAGAAAGGGTACCTTATGCCGAATACATTGCAGATGGTTACGTTGTGCCATGTGGCGATAGGACCATTGATTACAAAGTGGTTGAAGATTATGTGTTCAGTCTGGAAGAAAGATATGGCTGCAAGGTCAAGGCTCTGGGATTTGACCGGTACAACTGTCTAAGTTCAGCCCAGAAATGGGAAGAAGGCGGCATTGATACTGTGGAAGTGAAACAGCATTCCAGCGTGCTCCACTCCCCTACTAAATGGCTGGCAGAGCTTATTGCAGACGGTAAATTTCATTATGAATCAGGGAACAAGATGGTTGAAATCAACTTTGAAAACGCCAAATGCGTTTATGACACCAACATGAACCGATATGTAAATAAGAAGAAGTCTAACGGAAAGATAGATATCGTGGCGGCTACCATCAATGCCATGTACCTATTGGAGCAGGATGTTAAACTCAATACTCCAATGACGTGGGGCGCACAATTTTAAGGAGGTGAAACAATGAGCTTACTAAGTTTTCTGGGATTTAAAAAAGAAGATGAAGAAAAGCGGTCTCTTGAAAATCCGGCTGAGACGCCTGCAGGATTGGCTGACCTTATCCAGGCAGACATCGACATGCGTGCCACCAGGGAAGAAGCCTTAACCCTTCCGGCTGTGGCATCCTGCCTGCAGTTTATTGCCGGTGCCGTTTCCGGAATGCCGGTAAGGCTGTATAGGAAGATGGAAGACGGCGGGAAAGAAGAGATTGATGACTACCGCACTCAGCTGCTGAACCGAGAAACCGGTGATACTTTGGACGCAGTGCAGTTCAAGCGGGCAATGGTAATAGATTACCTGTTAAACGGTGCCGGTTATGCTTTCGTGAACTGGAAGAGTAATAAAGTTCAGTCTATTAACTATGTTGCCTATGAAAATGTTTCCCCTGTAACCAATTCGGATCCTGTTTTCAAGGCGGTTAATTACTGGATTAACGGGCATCGCTATTATGATTACCAGATTTTACGCATTCTCAGGAACAGTGATGATGGAATGGAAGGCCACGGCATCCTTAAAGAGAACCAGGCACTTTTCTCCACCATGTTCAAGGCACTGAGATATGAGCACAGCACCATCGGATCAGGCGCTAAAAGAGGATTTTTAAAGTCCAGCAGGCATTTGGACAAAGATATTCTTAAAGCCCTCCGTCTGGCGTGGGCAAAACTGTTTTCCGGGGATAACAGCGTGGTAGTGCTGAATGATGGCCTTGATTTTCAGGAAATTGGCACAACAGCAACAGAAAACCAGCTGGTGGACAACAAAACCATCAATAATAACTCTGTTTATGCCATTTTCGGTATTCCCACAGGGCTTTTCAGTGATAATCCATCATCTGAAACCTATCTGCAGGCCATCCGGACAGCAGTTCTTCCGGTTGCCAGGGCGCTCGAAAATGCCTTGAACAAGTTTATGCTTCTGGAATCGGAGAAAGACAAGCTGTTTTTCACCCTGGACAGCAGCGCAATTACGGAAGCCGACACCATGACACGGTATCAGTGCTATGAAATCGGCCTTAAAAATTCCTGGCTCACTGTGGATGATATCCGTAAACGTGAAAACATGCTGCCTGTTGGCATGGACTTTATCAAGCTGGGCCTTGATGCAGTGCTTTATAAGCCACAGACAGGCGAAATCTATACTCCGAACACCGGCGTGAAAGCCAACATCAACGATGCGGCCGCGCCTCCTAAAGACAGCACTAATTTGAAAGGAGGTGGTAACGATGAAAGTGGAAATTCGCAGTGATAACACTGCAATTATCGAAGGGTATGTGAACGCTGTAGAAAGAATGTCCAGAACTCTGCATGATTATGACGGAAAAAACTTCCGGGAAGTGGTAAAAGCAGGCACCTTTGCCAAAGCGATTGCCGCAAACCCGCATGTGAAGCTGTACTTCAATCATGAAAGAACTATAGGCGGTATGGATGACGGCACCCTGGAGCTGAAAGAGGATAATATTGGTCTCTATGCAAGGGCGATTGTCAATGATCCGGACATTGTGCGGGAAGGCCGTGCAGGAAACCTATCCGGCTGGTCTTTTGGCTTCTGGATTAACCCCAACGGGGAAACATGGCGTGATGATGACCAGAACGGGCGCATCCGTGAGCTGACTGGCATCAGCCTGGATGAAGTATCTATTCTGGACGTCACTCCGGCATACTATGCAACTTCCATCAACACCCGTGATGAAAAGGCGGCACTGAGAGAAATTCGTGTAGTAGATGACAAGGCGGATAGCGTTAATGACATCTACGGAGCTTTGGAGCGGAAAAAGAGACAGATTGAAATTTTAAAGATGGGTATTAAATAGGGAGGATAATCATGAATCTGAAAAAACTCATTGAAAAACGTAATGCTTTGGTAGATAAGCTGAATGAAATCGTTAAAAAGGCCGAAGATGAAACCCGCGCCATGAACGATGATGAAAATAAAGAATTTGACCAGGTTACTGCAGAAATCCGTGCACTGGATGCAACCATTGAAAAAATCAGGGCTGCAATGTCCGTCAATAAATCTCAGGAACCGGAAGAACCGGCTGTAAAAAAGGCTGAAAAGAACGAAGAACGTGCTTTTGCCGCCTACATCCGTGGCAACCTGGAAGAATGCCGCGCTGTCGGTGACATGACCAAAACCGATAACGGTGCAGTCATTCCTAAGACCATTGCAAAAAAGATCATTGAACTGGTAAAAGATATCTGCCCAATCTACGCACTGGCTACCAAGTTCAACGTAAAAGGAGATCTTGTATTCCCCAAATTTGATGATTCCAATGGCCCCACTGCTTCCTATGCAGAAGAATTCACTGCACTGACTTCTAAGAGCGGCACTTTCAGCGGTATCACTCTGAAAGGCTACCTTGTTGGTGCACTCACCAAGGTTTCTGTTTCCCTGATTAACAACACTGAATTCGACCTGACTGCTTATGTAGTCAATAAGATTGCTGAAGCTGTAGCAGAATTCCTTGAAAAACAGCTGCTTGTTGGCACTGATGGCAAGATGACCGGTCTGGCATCCTGCACCCAGAGCGTTACTTCCGCTGCTGCAACTGTCATCACTGCTGATGAACTGATTGACCTTCAGATGAGCGTTAAACAGAGATTCCAGAGCAATTGCGCATGGATCATGAACACCAACACCTTCAAGGCTATTCGCAAGCTGAAAAACTCTGAAGGTGATTACCTGATGAATCGTGACTTCACCAATGAATTCTCCTGGGACCTTCTGGGCAGACCTGTATACATCTCTGATGCTATGCCGGATATCGCAGCCAGCGCTATTCCTGTATTCTACGGTGATTACTCCGGCCTCTACGTAAAACTGGCTGAAGACATCAATGTTCAGGTGCTGAAGGAACGCTATGCAGAAGAACACGTTGTTGGTGTCATTGCATGGACTGAAATCGACAGCAAAATTGTGGAAGAACAGAAGATTGCTAAACTTACCATGAAATCCGCTTGATTTGAGGTGACCTATCATGAAAATCAAGGCATTGCTTAGCTTCACCGGGGCTGTCACCATGCATCCCCGTGAAGAACGAACAGTAAGTGATAAGACCGGCAAGGACCTTGTCCAGGCCGGTCTTGCTATCAAGCTGGATGAGCCAGAGGAACCCAAGACAGATGAGCCAGAGGAACCCAAGACAGATGAGCCAGAGGAACCCAAGACAGAGGAAACCAAAGCAGTGAAAAAGCCTCTAAAGGAGAAAGCTGCAAAGGAGGCGTGACGTATGAAAGTATCGGAACTGACCGTTGATTTCCTGCAGGAATACGTTCGTGCGGATGGCAGCGCCGCCACGATGCTTGAACCGATGCTTGCCGCTGCCATTCATTACGTCATGGCTTACACCGGACTGACGAAAGCACAGCTGAATGATTATGAAGACATTACCCTGGCGGTGATGGCTCTTGTGTCCGACATGTTCGACGTGCGCCAGTACACTGTGACTAACGCAGAGGTGAATCCTACGGTGAAATCCATCCTTGACCAGCATAGTTATACAGGGCTGGAAGGAGGCATTGACTATGTATCGGAAAGCAGCACCTAACCTGTCATCCATTCTGAACCGGAAGATAGAAATCTATCAGCCTGTACAGCAGGGGGATGAGAACGAGCTGGGCCAGCGTGATATCGCTGAAAAACTTATTGATACTGTCTATGCCGCCATTGTTCCGCAAACCGGCACCATGCTCCATGGCCGTGCGGCCGATACGGTTCTTACCCGCGTCACGCATAAATTCATTATTCGTTATCGTTCTGACCTCACGACTGATATGTATATCAGATACGGAGGCCAGCGGTACGACATCATTTATCTTTTGGATCCATACGCCAATCATGAGCGTTTGGAGATTTTCACGGAGGGGATTATTCAATGATTGAGATGCATTTTGACTTGCATGAACTCACGAAGTTGAGTGATGACTTCCTGGAAGCGGCAAAAGAGAGATTCCCACGGAAGACAAAGAACTTCATGGGCAGGGCAGGAAACCGGATGAGAACAAGAGCAAGAGCCGCCTACAAATCGGATATTAAACATTCCAAAACAGGGAATCTGGTGCGTGGCCTTTCCCGTGGGCGGCCTTACATCTATGGAAAAGATGAATTTTCCGTACGTGTCATAAACAAAGCTCCTCATGCCCACTTGTTTGAGCATGGGCATGTGCTTTGGGCGCATCCGCCAGGTGCTAAACATGCAATCAAGACGAATAGGATGGTTGAAGGACGGCACACTATGGCCCACACAGAAAAAGCTTTCCGGGAAGAATATGAAGGGATGGTTGACGAATATGTTGACCAGCTGCTGCAGGAAGGTGAAATCTTATGAGCTTAGTTACTCCGGTGGAGGTCATCGCCAGATTCACCAAAATATTGCAGGGCGCTTTCCCTGATGTTCCAGTACAGAATACCGACATCACTGAAGGATTCAAAAGACCCTGCTTTTTCCTTGACCTGGAAGGCGTCGATACAGGCCGTGTAGGCACCTATTATGAAGATGGGCTGTCTTTCCGGCTTTACTACTTTGCGGCTGACACCTACAAAGGTTTCGTTGACTTACTGAAGAAACGGGATGCCATCATACAGCTGCTGCAGGATACTACACGGCTGGATCCAGATGAAAATTCCGAAAAATATGGTTTCGTAATTCAAGCTGATGATACGATCCGGAGCGACATCAATCAGGCCGACAAGGTTTTACAGATTGCATTTACTGTGGACCTTGTACAGGATGATGACCGTCTGCCGGATGCAGAAATCATCGACAGCCTGGAATTCAAACCATCTGCTGTACCATCTACAGATACGGGCCGTTCTTCTACTGAAGATTCTTCTGAATCCGATGAGGAAGAAGATAAAACCTATAAAGTAGATGAATTGTGAAAGGAGTAAATTAGATGGGACTGCCAACAATTGAAGTTGTGTTCAAGCAGCTGGCCGTTTCTGCAATTAAGCGTTCTGAGCGCGGTATTGCGGCTATCATCATCAAAGATGATACGCTGAGTGAAACGGACATCACGAAAAAAACCTACAGATCCAGTATGGATCTTGATTCTAAGAGCTATACCGAAGCCAACCTGAAAATCCTTGAACGGTGCTTCCTGGTTGCGGTGAATAAGGTTGTAGTCATTTCTCTTCCTACTGCAGGGGATTTCAAGGATGCGCTGAAGGTACTTGATAAAATCAAATACAACTACGTCTGCACCACTGATGCCGCAAGCCAGCAGGCTCTTGCAAGCTACGTTGTAGACTACAATGCCACCACCAAAGGCATGATGAAGCATACAGTTTGCATTGTCTACGATGCGACTACTGCTGATTCCAAGTATGTAATCAACGTAAAAAATGCTACGGTTACTGAAATTCAGACTGCCAGCGATGGCACCAAGAGCAATGTTTCCGTGGCCATGAATGAATATCTGCCGCGTCTGTGTGCTATTCTGGCTAATCTGCCAATGAATCGGTCCTGTACTTCCTACGTGCTGGAAGATCTGGCCGATTGTGCGGATGTGGCCACAGATGATACAGACCTTGACGGCTGGATTGATAAAGGTTACTTCTGCCTGTATGTGGATGACGATGAAGTCAAGATTGCAAGAGGCGTCAACAGCCTTACCACATTCACTTCCACTGATACGGAAGACATGAGCCACATCATCATTGTGGAATCCATGAACCTGATCATTGAAGATATCGCTACCACCTTCAAGCAGAAATACCAGGGCAAATACAAGAATTATCTGTCTAACCAAAAGCTCTTCATTGACGCGGTTGATGCTTATTTCAAGGAACTGGAAAAGGAAGAAATTCTGGATCCGGATTATACCGGCAACGATGATGCAGATACCACAGGCAATGAAGCCTACATTGATGTAGAAGCCCAGAGGAATGCCTGGCTGGCTGTTGGTAAGACTGCTGCAACTGACTGGACTAACGATAAAGTAAGAAGCATGGCATTCAAGACCACAGTCTTCCTGGCTGCCACGGTCAAGATTCTGGATGCTATCGAAGATCTGAAATTCGTCATTACTATGGAATAAGGAGGTGGCATAAATGGATAAAGGTGTAACAAATAAAATCATCCGCGGCACTAATGGCCGACTTTGGATGAATGACAAACTTCTGGCCAATGTCAAAAGCTTTGAATGCAAGCTGAAACTGAATTATGAAGACATCGATGAGAACGGGAACCCCATCCAGCAGCGCCGCTATACAGGTGCCTCTATCGAAGGTACTATGGTACTGCACAAGGTTGATTCCTATGTGCTGAAGCTGATGAAAGATGCAGTTCTGTCAATGGACATGCCTGACATCAATATGGTGGCTAAGGTTTCTGATTCATCCGTAACCGGCATGGAACGTGTGAAGCTGTCCAACGTCACTTTTGATGAAGTAGGCATGGCAAGCTTCGAAAACGCAAAAGTCGGTGAAGAATCTATTCCTTTCCGCGCTGGCGGCTATGTACCGACTGATACCATCGATGACTTTAATTAACAACAAGGCGGGCGAAAACCCGCCTTGCACTAATTTTTGGAGGATTAGCCAGATATGGAATCTAAAAAAGCAACTCTTGAAGAGCTTCTGAAGCGAAAAATAAAGAGTGAGAACGATAGGAATGCCTTCTTCCCTATTGAAAGCAAAATCGGTCTGACTTTCATGGTGCAGAAACTCCCAATTGATAAAGTCATTGATATGTTTGATGATCTCAATGTCATCAATGGCAAGACATCCACAAGGGAAAGTTTTGAAGGAGCAGTCAAGATTATCTACGAATCCGTACCAATGCTGCATGATGAAAAGCTTAGAAACGGGCTTGCTGAACCATATGATGTGGTTCCCGCGGTTTTTGGGGATAACATTGAAGCCATTGTAGACTTTGCTCAGGCAATCATTGAAAAATTCTATGTAGGCGCGGAAAGTGAAGTTGCTGAAATAAAAAACTGATGAAGCGTGACCACGAGCTGCTTGTAATTCGTTACTACATCGAACGTGGCCACAGCATTCATGAGCTTGAATCTCTCACTCCCATGGAATGGATTTTCTATCAGCTCCATGTGGACTTGATGGCTGAAGAGCAAGAGAGAATAACCAACGGGAAAGGAGGGTAAGGCATGGCAAGAGGCATCAACGTTCTTCTGACACTGGTAGATAAGTTTTCACAGCCGCTTAAAAAGGTGGCCGGTGAAACTAAACAGGCTACCAGGCAGATTAAAAATGCCCAGAATATGGTCAATAAATTTGCCGGTGGTGCAAACGAAAAGTTCCTGTCACTTGCCGGATCCGTGGCTAAAATCGGTATGGGTATTGCGGCCATTGGCACTGGACTTGCCATAGCAGGCGCCAAAAACTTTGCTGATGAAGCCATAGAGAAGGCCAATGCTCAAGTGGCCGCTGAGACCAAACTGGTAACGATTCTGGGAGATGTCAGAGCTATTCAGGAGCAAGGTGCCGGAGCGGCTGAACGGGCGGCTAAGTCTCTGGGAGAATATGCATCCCAATTGCAGACTGTCGGCGTTGTTGGCGATGAAGTTACCCTTGCTGGCATGGCACAGCTGGGAACTTTCCAGATGACGGAAGACCAGATAAAGACCGTTTCTTCCGGAATGCTTGATTTGCTGGTCAATCAGAAAGGCCTAAACGCCACGCAGGAAGATGCGGTGAACGTGGCCAACATGATTGGTAAAGTCATGATGGGCAATGTTGGCGCACTTCAGCGTGTAGGCATCTCCCTGGATGATTACCAGGAGGGCATCATTAAGACCGGCACGGCCGATGAACGCGCCGCCATGATTGCAGAAGTCCTTGCCCAGAACGTCGGCGGCGTCAATGAGGCCATGAGAAAGACAGATGCAGGCAAAGCCGCGGCCATCATGAATGACTACGGCGACATGCAGGAAGAAGTCGGTAAACGGCTGAACAAGGTTCGTACAGGCATCATGACTGCCTTTGCAGGAATGATTACACCATTAGGAAATGCCCTGGCTCCGATCATGGACCAGCTTGTAGTAAAGGTGGATGAAGCACTGCCGGCTATTCAGGAATTCGCTAATAACCTTGCGGCGGCGCTGCCAGGAATCATTGAAAGTGTTGGTAATGGAATCAGCTTTCTTGTTCAGCACATTCAGGATTTCATTGGCATCGCCAAAACTGTTGCTCCGGTCATTGCCGGCATAGCGACAGGATTCGCAGCGTTCAATGTGATTAGCGGCGTCATCAGTAAAATTCAGATGCTGAGGACACTGCTGAACGGCATCCAGCTTGCCGGCGGCGTTGTCCAATTCGCCGCACTCTTGAATCCGATAGGATTAGTTGCGGCCGCTATCGGCGTGTTGGCTGTAGCATTCTACACACTTTATACACAGTCTGAGCCTTTTAGGAATGCAGTGAATGATCTGGCATCTCAGCTGCTGGCCTTGGGAGAGCTTGTTGCCGGTTTCCTGGCACCTGTTTTTGAAGTCCAGTTTGCAATTATTTCTTCTGTAGTAGAAATGGCTGTGGATGTAATAGGCGGCGTACTGACAAATGTAGTCAATGTGCTGTCTAATCTCATCGGTTTCATTGTGAATGTGTTTACCGGAAACTGGCAGGGAGCCTGGCAGAATGTGGTGAACATCTTCCAGGGAATCTTTGACACACTGGCAAGTATTGCGGCCGCTCCACTTAATTTCATCATCGGCTTGGTGGATAAAATCGCCAGCAAGGTAAGCTCTATACACCTTCCTTCCTTTGGCGGTGGCGGGGACACTGGTGGCGGTGAAAGTGAAGACAATAATGCCTTGGGCACCACTTACTTCCGTGGCGGTCCTACCATGGTTAATGAAAATGGAGGCGAGCTGATTACACTTCCATCCGGAAGCCAGATCATGCCGCACCGGGAACTGCTGCAGCTAATCAACAATGGTGGAAGTGGTGGCGGCGTAACAGTAAATCTATCTGTCCAGGGCAATGTGATTGGAAACCAGGACTACATGAGACAGACCGGTGAATATATCGCGGCCAAAGTCCGTGACGCATTGAGGAACAGCTAGGAGGTGGGAAAATGAGCTTACTGACTGATATACTGCTTCAGTATACGGGCTCTTCATACAGTGATTTGACCTCCGCGCTGAAATCCCGCATCAATATTGTGCTGAAGGTGGATAACACCACAGACAGCATTGTCTTCCCTGTTGTTCCAGGCGATTTTCCGGATATGAACAGCCCACAGGATAATGACACCTTTGAAGCCGTGACCGGTGACATTAATGTAATTGGTGCTCCTAAGCTTCGAACATTATCATTCTCCAGCATCTTCCCTGTTAATAAGAACTATCCATTCATCCGTGCACAGGCCAGTTACAAAAATGGGTGGGAGTATGTGAACTGGATTGAGAAATATCGCCGCTATGGCGTGGTGTTCCGCTTGATGTTCGTTGAAACATTCGGAGCGGTAAAGCTGGATATGCTCTGCACTATCGACAATTTCGTATACCATCAGGAAAAGAACAACGATATCAAATTCCAGATTGATTTCCGTGAGTACAAGAAGCCGCCGGTAAATATTGCAGCCAGCCAGGCATCTGAAGGAGTGATTGAATGAATAACTTCAAACTGACCTACTCCTACAATGGCACAACGAAAGATATTACCGGCATCACAAGCAACTATACCCGTGGAGACCAGATTGACCAGTTAGGTGAAGAATTTGATTTCGACCTGATTGATAATCCGCTTGACGTCAATTACCAGGGGAACCGGTTGGAGTTCGGCGGGAAAATCTGCTTCGAAAACAATGGTAAGGCAGTCTATACCGGAATCATTGAAGAAGAATCAAGGGAAGGGCTGTCAAAGTACAAATACAAAGCATATGATTACGCATGGTTTCTGAATAAAGACAAGGTATTTGTGCAGCTGGTGGACTGTACTGCATCTGATGCTATTCGAAGGATCTGTGACCAGAAGGGCATTGAAATCGGAGAAATAGCAGAAATGAATACGGTCATCAACAAGGTCTATAACGGAGATGAAGTTTCCAAAGCGCTGAAGGATATCATTGCTCAGGAAACAGATTCCTCCGGAATTGAATACCGGATGGAAGTCCGGATAGATAAGCTATATATCACAAAGCGGGATGACCTAAAGATTACTGCTATCTATCAGCTGGCTCCGAATGAACAGCCTTTTGATATTACTGGCGTTATTGGAGACTATCAGGCAGACAGCAGTGTGAAAGACATCGTTACCAAGGTTGTTGTCACATCCGGAAATGAAAAGGATGAGTACGTTGTTGCGACTGCAGAAAACGCTGATGCGGCTAAAGTGTATGGCGAAATCGTCCATTATGAAAAGGTCACTGACAAGCAGAAAGACGATGCACAGAACATTGCCGACAAGAAGCTGAAAGAGCTCTGCCGGAAGAAAATCAGCAAGCGCCTGAAGCTCTTTGGTTCTGATGACGTGCGATCCGGAAGGGTTCTCACGTTCAACAGTGAAGAGCTGGGCCTTGTTGGTGACTTCCTGGTAATTTCTGCCAGTCATACCTATGACAACATCAATCATTTTATGACGTTAGAAATCCAGTCAACGAAGGACAATGAGGAAGGAGCGGTGTAAATGGCTGACACATGGGCACAGGAAATGGCCAATCAGTTTAAAAAGAGAGACAATCCAAGACCTATCAGCAACTGCATCGGCCTGATTCTTCAGACTGGTGATAACTGGAAGGTTTCCATACAGAATGGTGCCTACATCATCGACAAGAAAAATGGCTACATCTGCCGGCACATCCTGCAGAGAGCCAGTGATTTCACGATTGATTCTGAAAGCCAGAGCGGCAGTCTGACAACCGGTAGCTGCACCGGCGGCTATAAGCACAGTGGAAGCAGCTATTCCACATCTAACACGGCCACAGGCCATGTCACACTGCATCCGATTGATGACTGGAAGCCTGGAAATAAAGTGATGGTAGCTCCAACAGCGGACAACCAGCGCTTCTTTATTGTGGATATCATCGTGTAGGAGGTGTGATTTATGTTTCCCTCCGATATTGATCTGAACGATTTGACCGCCGCTGTTTCTACAACCGATGCAAACAGCAGCACATCCGCGGCTACAACAGGGGTAACGACTTTAGGCCGAAGCCCATATTTTGATTATAAGAAAAAAGAATTCGTGATTAACTCCGGATTTAACCGTGAATGCACGCTGACAGAAAGCATCGAGCAGCATATCCGGCTGTTCATCAACACTATCAAAAACAAGTATGCCATTTATGATAAATATTTTGGAGTTGATACTGATGGTCTTGTAGGCTATCGGCTGCCCAGATCCGTAGCCATTGCTACGATTAAGCAGCAGATTTCTGATGATTTACTGAAAACCTGTCCGGTAATCAAAGAAACAAAGGATTGGACGTTCTCAGGTGAATCCGGTGTATTTAGCTTCACAGTAGTCATGAATGATGGTGTAGAGGTGGTGATTTCAGAAAATGTATACGATTAACCAGATTCACAATACAATTCTCCAGGGAGTTCCGGATGACTACCAGAAAACAGAAGGCTTCCCCACTTATGACATTACCCGCGGCGTAGCTTTTGGGCAGTATCAGCTGTGGAAGAAAGCCTTCCTGGTAGAAGAAAAGCAGAACGTGGACAACCTGGAAGGCTCTGAGCTGGATGCATGGTGTGCCCAGCGCGTGGGGCTGACCCGGAACAGTGCCGTGAAAGCGAAAGCTGTCATGAAGATTGTTTCCGGCAGTGGCCGGATTATAGCCGGGGACCTGTTCGAAACCGTTGACCGCATTCAGTTTGAATCTACGGAGACAAAGACTGTTTCCCAGGGTGATACCTTCAATGTCCAGGCTGTTGTCGCAGGAACCAGCGGGAATGTGGCTGCGGATACCATCACCCAGATTCCTATGACCATCAACGGCATTGGCTCTGTGACCAATCCGGATCCGGCGGAAGGCGGCTATGCCGAAGAGACAGACGATGAATTCCGAAAGCGGTACTATGAGAAGCTACAGATCCCGGCAACCTGCGGGAACAAATATCACTACATTGCCTGGGCAAAAGCCGTTGACGGTGTAGGGAATGCCCGCGTGTTCCCCTGCTGGAATGGCCGGAATACCGTGAAGGTGGTCATCATCGGGAACGACAATAAGCCGGCTTCTGACAGCCTTGTAAAAGCTGTCCAGGATTATATCGATCCTGGCAAGACGGGCTACGGAGAAGGCCAGGCACCTGTCGGGGCTGTTTGTACGGTCAAGGCCGCAGATACGGTCTCTGTATCGGTCTCTGTATCGGTCTCTGTATCTTCCTCCGAAGATCTGGAAACCATCAAGGAAAATGTGACTAGTGCTATTGATGCCTACATCAGCTCTCAGGCATTTGCTGCCGTGGACAGCGCCACGGACTATATCAGCTATGCCCGGATTGGTGCGGCCATCATTGGAACCACGGGCGTCCTTGACTATGCAGACCTGCAGGTGAACGGCGGGACATCAAATATCTTCATCCCGAAGGAATCTGTGGCCGTGTTGGGTGGTGTGACCTATGCTGACTGATACCATGCTCCGGGCTCTCCATGCCTGGTACCGCAAAGACAAATGGGTGAAGGCCCTGTATGATGCCATCGACGCAGACATGACTGGTGTTGATGGGAAACTGATGCAGGACTACTACAACCTGTTCTTTGACAAGCTGGATGAAGATGGCTGCAAGGGGCTGGAAAAGGACCTTGGCCTGACTCCGGCCAAAGATGCCACCCTGGACATGCGACGGAGTGATATTCAAATAAACTGGATGGCAAAGCAGTTTGCATCCATGCCGGCTATCCAGCAGATTTGTGATGGAATCTACAATGGAGACTGCACAGCTGAGTATGACGGTGATGCTACAATCACGTATGCTTTCCGTCATTACATGGAACCGGCTCCTTATACGGATGCCCTAGTAGCTTCTGTAGACCGCATCAAACCAGCACACATTGATTACAAGTTCCGCTATGACTATAACGTCTGGCAGGACTATTACTATCCGCTGTTCTGGTCCAATGTAAAAGAAAAGACGTGGACAACAGAAGCCGGAATGATATGGTCTGATAACTATGCACTCCGGCATAACTGGTCATACATGAAGACCAGGACGTGGAAAGAAACCTTGATTAAAGATGTTGACTAATAGGAGGAACAGAAATGGCAACAAGAACAAGTTACCTCAACTTGATTAAACCTGACTACACTGATGCTGCAGATATTGCAGATATCAACGCCAATATGGACACACTTGATAATACTATTCAAGGTCTCGATGAAACCGGCTCTAAATCTTTGGCAGCACACAATAATGCAACAGATGCACATAGAGCGATGCAGGCAACTGTAGATGATACACTGGTGCCAACCGCAGACTTGAATACCATCCATAATTTGCTCAGCAACCTGGGTAACAGAATCAAAGCGGCCACAGGGGCGAGCGGATGGAAAGGAAATCCAGCAACTACGCTGGCTTCACTCGCAACATTAGTCTCTAATCTATCGAGCGGCTCAGATGTCACTTGGTCTGACAAGAAATTCACAAACACTAAATTGGGCATTTCCGGCCTCATTGACACAAATGGCTATGTTTCTTTCGGTCCAAACTTCGGAGGTTTAATTATACAGTGGGGAATAACTGTTAATGAAGTGAGCACTGGAATCTTGCAGTGGAAATATCCAATTGCAGTAAACCAAGCTTGCAGAATAATAACAACAGAAGGATATCCTACCGCATGGCTAAAAGAGGATGGAAAATACGTGACAGTTTCTGCAGCAGCTGACAATAGCATTGGCCTGGAATACGCCAATATAATAACTTTTGCTGTCATGAATGGAGGAACTGTAACACTTTCATCACACACTACAGCCTGCATTATGATAGGACGAGTATAAACAGTGGGGACATGCAATGACTAAAAATGGATACTTTAGGACAATGAACCTCCCTCTTACATTCCCTACCGGAATCTATACGTGTATTGCAACTATGGGAGCATTAGCGAATGATACAAACGTATATGGGTGCGTATGGAATTATGAGGAGACTACTAAGTCATTAGTACAATTTAAAACTACAGAAGAAACTGGAAATCCTTGGTTTATTGTAATTGGGAAGTAAACAGTGGGGATTCTACGTTTGTAATGCGAGTCAATCGTACCCGATAGCTTTTAGCATAAATCCATATTGTATTGCGGCGTCGGTGTTAGCTAGTACAACAGACTCAAATTATTACAGCATTTCGATTGATAATGATAGTAATAGATCATTTATCTTGAATGGCTGGAGAGGTAACGTTAAACAGGGCGACATTTATGCTGCTGTTATAGCAATCGGGAAATAATGGACAGTGGGGATTTTTATCAAATGGGATGCAAACTGCTTTACCTATTGCTTTTAATAATAACGGATATACGTTAGTCGCCACTGCAAATGGCAACGTTTCAAATTCTGGGTCTGTCAGAGTAGTAGAAGTGTTATCTCGAAATCAAATCCAAATAATTAGCAATGCCCAGCCTACAGATTCGATGGGAAGTTATTGGATTGCTATAGGGAAATAGCCATTTAACGTTGTCTACTCAAAAACAAACCAAAATCCATTTTGCCTCTACTCCTTTATTCGAAATGCCATTAGGACGATATGTCGTTATCAAGATAGTGTTTTGGGAGACTAGATCTCCATTCCACACGGCATCACTAGTTCCTGCATCAGAGACATTTAGAACTCCTATGCCGTGTGTTGCGGAGATTGGCAATGTTACATATGTATTTGTATTACCATTAGAATTTACTATACGTCCCCACTGTTCAACATCTGGGCTTAATATCCGACAGAAAAGTATAAACAATGCAGCGATTTCCCACCGCTTTCATTTGTTTCTGTATAAAACATACAACTAGATTTTCCCAATTGATAGTACGAAATATGTTCATGCGTTTCTGCAGTGTCTTGTGCCATGGCATAGATCCCAAAGCAATTTTGCGTATACGATAGAGGAAAATTAACTGTCCCGTACCCATCACTTCCTGATACGATACTTCCCCACTGTTCACAGAAAAAATATGTTGCCTGGCGGGCACTAAAAAAGTACCATGACCATGATAAAAGAGGAGGATCGTGGCCATGGGAAACTGGAGATTTGTATGTAGAGAAATTAGTAACATGGTTGAGGAGCTAACCAAAACTGCTGAAATTCTTATGAAGGGAAGTGATATGTTGAGATTTCCGAATGGATTTGGCAGCATAAAACGATTATCAGGGCACAGGCGCAGGCCCTATGTTGCCGTTAAATCCATAGAGGGAAAGCAAAAACCACTTGCCTATTTTAAGACCTATGAAGAAGCATTTCAGTATCTGCTCAAGTTAAACGGCGGGTGCATTACCAGAAGGAATTCTACAGATATCACTTTTGAGGAATTGTACACAGAATGGGCAGACCAGAAATTCGATAAAATCAGCAAGAGCGGGATTAATGGGTATGAAACAGCTTTTAAGCATTGCCGAAAAATCTGGCGCATGCCTATGAATGAAGTCCGGTATAAAGTCGTACAAAGCGTTATCGATGATATGCGAAGGTCCGGCTTATCGTACAGCTCGCAGAAAAAGTTAAAAACCCTGTTCTATCAACTTTATGATTATGGTGTGAAATTGGATATCCTCGATAAAAACTATGCTCAGTATGTAGAGCTGGATCCGCGGGAGTACAAGCATAAAAAGAGGCCGTACAGCCAGAAGGAAATCGCTACATTATGGCAACACGCAAAAGAGCCTGGCGTACAAGAGATTTTAATGCTGATTTATTCTGGCGTACGAATAGGCGAAATGCTGGCACTCAAAACGGCGGATGTGCACTTATCTGAACGCTGGTTTCTGATCAGAAATAGTAAGACCGCTGCCGGTCGGATGCGAAAAGTACCAATTGCTGAAAAAGTCGTTCCTTTTTATGAAAGTAGGATGGGGACGGCTTTTCTTATCGGCAGCGGAGATAAACCTATAAGCTATAGTGCTTTTAGCTCACGTTATGATAAGGCAATACAGCCTTTAGGCATGAAACACACTATACATGAGACCCGGCATACCTGTGCTAGTCTACTAAATTCCGCGGGTGCTAATGACGTATGTACAAAGATGATTTTAGGGCACCAGCAGGAAGGCGTAACAAAAACGGTTTATACACATAAAACCGTACAAGAATTAATCCATGCTATCAATTTAATTTAGGAGGTAACTATGAAAGATTATTTGATTCAGTTTAATGCGGACGGCCGGAGAGGCACCACTTATGCTGATGGCGTCCATTATTTCGTACAGTCTGGTGGCGCTGTGAAAGATGGCAGTGTTAAAGTACAGGACATGCTTGACCAGGGCTTTGTTTTTGTAGATACTGCTGATTACCTGAATCTGCTTGATAATAATGACGATAAAAAAGAATATTGCAGGCAGAGCGATGGTACATTTGCACCTTACGTTGCACCGGAACCAACTGCTGCAGAAAAGAAAGCCTCTGCTATTGCTACCATCAAAGCGAAGTACCAGCCGACTTTGGACAACCTTGTAGAAGCAAGGTTAAAAGCGGCTATGATGGGCGCTGATACCTCTAAAATTGACAGCCAGTATAAAACCACACTCGCCAATATGGCGGTTGAGATTAAAAACGCATAGGGGGGTTAAATCATGGAATTTTGCGAATACTGTGGGAACTTTTTGAACGATGATGGCCGCTGTCCGTGGGACGAATGCCCGCACAACGCCATCATTGACGCCATGGCTGAAGCTAAGAAGGCAGATGCCGAAAAAGTTAAAGCTAGTGAGGGTGGGACTTGATGGATATCTTCGGGCAGATTTACGGATATGCGTATAAATCAATATGTAACATTACAATCGGATGGCCGGTCAAACTTGTTGGTGGGGCAGTGCTCTTAATCGTTGCACGGCATGCCGCCCTGCTTACGGCTTTTTCTTTGCTCGTTGCACTCGATTTATTTGCTAAATTCATTGCACTGTCTTATGGAATGATGAGAGCACGTGGAGACAATGACCCGTCGTTGCTTGATTCGATTAAAGCGATCCCGGAAGCGCATAGGCAGCGGATTATCAACTCGCATGAGATGAAGACGCAGTTCATTGGAAAAATGATTGTTTACATCTTGACGGTCATTGCGGCGGCGCTGGTTGATTTCATGATTGGCCATCTTAACTTTAGTCAGATAGTCATTGCATACCTGGCATCAACGGAACTACTCAGTATCATCGAGAATCTTGACGATGCAGGTGTATCCGCCGTGCATGATTTAGTCGGGTTAATCAAAAGAAAGAGGGCGTAAAGATGAATGTTATCGATTTATCAGACTGGAATGAAAATGTCGACTGGTCCCGTTTCATTGACCACGGCATTGGCGGTGTAATCATGAAAATTTCAGAGGGCCGTACTCTTAGCGAACTGTTTGCAAAGAATATTGCGGGAGCCGCTGCTCGTGGGATCCCGTGGGGCGTCTATTGTTTCTCTCATGCGCAAACGACAGAACGGGCGGAGGAGGAAGCTCAGGTAGTAATTGGCGCGCTGGAAACTTTAGGATACGGAGCACCAGACTTAGGAATATGGTTTGACGTGGAAGCTCCCGAGGTAATTGGGCAGGATTCCGATGACGTGACCGCAGTTTGCAGTGCGTTTATCTCTGCATGCAACGCCGCCGGCTATAGCGCTGGAATCTATGCGAGTCTATCAACATTGACAGACTGCATCAATGTTAATGATCTGGCAGACTATGTGCCATACTGGTGCGCTCAGTATGCCGAAAAATGCGACTTCTTGGATTATTACCCTGACAATAGACTTGCAGGGTGGCAGTACACAGACAGTTACATTATAGACGGGAACACTTATGATATGTCAGTTTGGTACTAGGGAGGCTCGAAATTGTGGAAGATAAAAAACAGAAGCTGTGTGCTGCTGCTCTTGCTTGCGTTGTGCTTCTTGCCGGCCTTGTGTGGTTCCTCTGTGCAGGCAGAAGCGATGTATCAGATATCAGAAGGGGAGCTCAGTCAGTTACAGAGCAACTTGACCGAGCTGAAAGCGGACAGCGAGAAGAAACAAAGTCTATTGACAGAGCAGCAGAAGCAGCTTCAGATAGTCAACGAGCAGCTAGAGAAATCCAGAGCATTGAACGAAGAGACACAGACCTCATTAGCGGAAGCGAGGAAATCATTCAGCGAGTACGAGAAAGAGGCGGAGCGGAAAATCAGAGTTAA